TGTTTGAGGCTGCTGTCCGAAGTATCCGCCTTGATACATACCGTAAAGGCCACCCAGGTTGCCTAGAACATTGCTTAGCACTTGGCCCTGACCAGTCTCACGGGCCTGCTGGATGTTCCCGAGATTAGCTAAACCCGCAGCCTGAGCAGCACCCATCCCAGACTGAATGTTCGCCAACCCAGCCGCCTGAGCCTGGCGAAGCCCTGCGAGATTGGTAGCAGCGCCATAGCCTTGGTTCAGAAGGTTCTGCGTTACTCCTAAGCCTTGACCGGATAGGCCACCCAAACGGCCATACTGCTGATCGATGAATTGCTGGAGCATAGCGGGGCGGAACTGAGCAAGAGCGCCCTGGACATTCCCCCCTCGCAATCCGCCGGTAGCCGATGCACGTTGGAGGATGGCCTCTTCACCTTGCCGGGTAAGGGCTTGGAACTGGGGTGATGCTTCCAGTGCGGCAACTGCGGCCTGCTGCGCTTCCGGGCCTTCTAGTCCCGCCAAAGCAGCCTGCTGCTCTAAAGCCTGAGTACCTGCACGCTGATAGAGCCCGAGGTTCTGGATCTGCTGTGGGGTGATCTCGATGAAGGGCTGGAGGGTTTGCTCAACCGCCGCCTGACCTGCACGAAGCTCGTCCGCTGCCTGGCGTGCCGCTGCAAGCTGGGCTTCCGTAGCCTGACCTTGCATCTGTGCCGCGTTCTTTGCAGCCTTGTCCGCCGCTCGAGCCTGTACGAGACCTCCGACAAGCTCTGCACCAGCTAATGCAAGCGCCGTTCCTAGACCACCCATAGAACCACCTCCTGCACCGAGCGCTGCGCCGATGCCTGACACTGCTGACCCGATTCCAGATCCGATTCCTGAAACCGCAGAACCAATACCAGATCCGATTGCGCCCAATGCGCCACCAATTCCTGAAGACACACCATAGCCAGCTAAACCAGACGCGGGAACGCCTGCTGCTGCCAAGGCTGCTGCTTCTGCCGCGCTTGCTCCTAGGCCAGCACCCGCTGCGCCAGCGCCAGCAGTTCCTGCACCAGTTGCGCCGCCAGCAGCTCCGCCTAACGCACCCAATCCACCCCCGGCGAGGAAGAGTCCTCCAGCCGTGAGAGCGGCTAGCCCAAAAGGACCACCGACGCTGTCCACAAACTTACCAATGGCGCTGCGTTGATTCCGGTAGGCGCGATTCTCAGGCAACTTGAGCCATTCACCCAACTCTATCATGGCTTGGTTGTATTGCTGGGGCGTCAGGCCCTCAACATCAACGCCAGCCTCACGCAGGGCCTTACGATTCTCCGCGTCCTGCTCTTCTAGAAAGACGCGCGCTTCGTCAGACATTCCTTGGCTGTAGCTTAATCCACCCATGTGGAGTCCTCGGTTAAAGCGCTTGGGCCATTTTCGCCCATATACGCATTTCAATCAAACGTCAATGTCACTGCTGGATCTGAGTCACAGAAAGAACAATGGCTGGAGCTCCAGGCGCAAAGGCCGTAGCGGCAACCGTGTCCACAGTCACGCCTGTATTATTTGAGGCAAACGCCACCTCAACGTACTCACCGGCTCCAAGAGAGACAGTCTCACTGAGCGCTATAGGAACAAATCCACTGTTTATCCGTGAAGTAACGATGCGCGCCGAGTTAGGGATACTTGTCCCGTTCTTCTTGAACCAGACCCAGATGTTCTTTGCTGACGTGTTATTGCTTGAGAGCTGGACCGTTGCGTCAAGCTGATAAAAGCCCGACTCCGGGACAACGATTCGAGATGTTGGCGTGCCGATAGTTATGCCGTTGCTCGTCTCTACGGTGTCGAACGTCAGAAGGTATTCGGTGTCAATCAGCGCCGGGGACTGGTCTGTCGTCTTCGAGAAGATGCCGTAATACTTCATCTGCTCAATGGTAGGGCGGACGAAGATCACGCCGTCAGAGGCGTCAGAAACGAGGCAGGCGGCGACAGGGATCACATTATCGGGTGCCGTTGGCTTCACATTCGTCAGCGCCCCAGCAACTAAGGGAGAGGCATAGAGAATATCCCCGACATTGAACGCGCTTGTGTCAATGCCACTCACAAAGCCCCAGGTAACACAGCGCCCCCTCTGCCCGCTATCGGGAAGATCCTCTGGCATCACCCCGAAGATGTAGAGCGATGGGAGAGATCCGTCTGCAAGGTAGGGGGATACTAAAATCGCATCCGACGCCGCCCCGGCAAATCCCACAACCGAACCTTTCGGAATCGTGGATCCTGTCGTATTCCCCACAAGCCCATAGACGTAATTCCCCATCTCTTTAATCTGTTCATTCAGGGAAAGGGTCGTGCTGAACAACAGCTCAAACTGGCGAATCGCCTCGAAGTCGTCCTTGATAAACGAATCAAGCTGGTTTCGGCGTATCTTTAGGGGCGGAGGGAGAGCCATCAGCTTAAGGGCTCGATCTGAGCCTCAAGCCTCACCACAGAGATACGGGCGTCCGTAGTCCCCTGGAAACGCTGGACCCTGAAGTTGCGCATGAAGCCCTGCCGACGCCACACAAGGCGCTTCCTGGTCTCCCCCGTCTTGCCAACCGAGATGTAGCGGGGCTGGCTCCAGGAGAGGCCGTCCGTGCTGTAGTCGGTAGAGATTTGCGTATCCACCCCGAACTCGCCGCGTCCCGTCAGGGAGACAAGCTCAAGCTCATGGAAGATGCCGCCATTCGACTCGTTGTAGACGATTGGCGTAGACAGCTCCCATCGAACCCTCTCCCCCCAATGGTCGCCGTGGGAATCGTCTAAGACGCCAACCTGATTGAAGAGGGTGTCGCCGCAGAGCCACTTGTCGTAGCAGTAGACGAAGAACTTAGCGCGGTACTTTGCAAATCCAGTGACGGAGCTTGTGAGCACAAACCAGACCGGCTGACCCGCCTGTTGCGATGCGATGCCGTCAAAGACAAGGGTTCGATCAGGCAGGTGGACGTAGAGGAACTCATGGTCCTTGACCTTCCGAGACTCAAGCACAACTTGGGCCAGCTCCGCCTCGGTGTAGTCCCCGATGAGCTCGTCCACTTCATTAGAAGAGAGTTTCTGGGTCTGCCCAGAAGCCGCCATATAGATCGCTGGGGCCTCGTTACGACCACCCCCTAGGAAGGCTATACGCTCCATGAAAACGCAGCAGGAGTGCGTCCCTAGGGTGCCTTTCTGGACCTGTGCGCCCTCAATCCTTTGAAAGGGGAACAGATCACCACCGATGTTGTCGAAGACCTCAATCGTGTTCCGGTTTAGTACATGGACCTCGTTCCTGAGCTTCACGATAGCGAGCACGGGATCCGGGTCTGCCTCGCTCGAGGCGTACTTCAGAGGATTAACTTGCGTAGGATCAGCCAGCTCCGTTACGACAAGGAACTCACCGTCCGTGGTGAAGAAGTAGCCATCCACCCAGCAGAAGTCCACCACCGTCCCAAGGTCAGGATCCGTCACCTGGGAAAGTGATATGCCATCGTAATAGTACAAGTTCCCGGCAGAGGCGATTGCAAGGCGATCGAAGCTGTAGTCGAAGGTGACAGGGCCACCCGCGCCAACCGTGCCTAGGTCTGTCTGCACCCCCGTTGAACTGATCTTGTAGAGATTGGCGCCCAGAACGCGGTAGCACTCACCGTTCCAGTTGATGCCGCCTCGATCTAGTCCAGAGAAGGGAAAGTTGGTGAGCTTGTTGATCCCCTCAGAGGGGCGCATATAGCCGTTGCTGATTCCGTTGGGCAGGATCGTAGGCACCAGGTTTACCGGGTAGGCCCTGCGTATGTCGGGGCCGCTGTCTGTGAACACGCCCTGCACAATTGGGATCTGCATGGTTCATTCCCTACTTAGTGCTTTTTGTGCCCTTGCACTTCCATCGCTTTCGCGAGAGGCGTAGGGGCGAGTTGGGGTTCTTGGCTGCTTTCGGGTTGTCACGCATCTGGCCCGCTGAACGGGCGCAATAGGCGTCACCCTTCTTAGTCCCTGGACGTACACGAGGACCGCCATCCTTGGCCTTTCCAGCCTGCCCGTAGGATACCTTCCGCCCGCTGGCGGTCACCTTGACCTTGGCCTTGCCTTTAGCAGGCTTAGGCATTATGCCGCCTCGCTAGGTTCTTCATCATCGCCAGACTTAAACTGCTCAAGAAACGCCTGCTGACGACCGCGTAGCACAAACTGAAGGTCTTGGATTCGACGAGATAAAGTATCCACCTCGTTCTGGAGCGAGATCATGTAGTTCACTTCGCTGATCTGCTCAGGCGTTAAATCCTCTTCCGTGTACTGCTTGTCGTCAATGGTAATCACCAGGGCACTCCTGCTGCGGTGGTCGGGTTCTTCTCTGCGTCGATCTTGGCCTGTAAGGCCGCTTCGGTAGCGTCCTTGTCCACGCCGTCAGCCCACACCCATTGGAGAACTTGCTCCTCGGTGAGCTGATCGTAGGGCACAAAGCTATCCGCCTCGGGGTCTTGGCTGAACCCTGCGGTGCCGTAGCTGGTTGCGGAGAACTCGCCGTCCGTGGCCGTGCAGCGCCAATGCGCCGTGTACACAAAGCCGTCAGACAGCTCGCGCTCAAGGGTCGGGATGGTCCATGTAAAGGTCGTCATTGTTATGCTCCTTAACAAGCCATAAGAACGCAGGGGACACAGTAGGAGCCGTCTGCGTAGGTACAAGTAACATGGGTGGAGGTGACTTTCGCGATGGTCTTGGACCGCACAATGTCATCACCCTGTGGTTTGGCTGTACCGTCGCCGGCAGACATGAGTAGATCGCCGCGCTGGACCGTGGTGCCTTGGGCGATGCGGATAATCATATCGCCGGTCATAGCGATGTTCATGTCGCTAACGTAGTCGGTGTCGTCGTCATCCCAGTTAACAAACACGCCAGCCACGTTGGGGTCGCCTTCAACGCTGGAGACTTCCATGCAGTTGAGCTGCTCGTTGTCCTCGTCGCCCCACGTAGCCATCTGGTCAAGGTTGGTCATTACCGTGCCCTTGAGAAGCTCGATGCGGGTGTTGTCGGGCGTCTGTGACCAACGGGATAAGTGGCCGCCGTTATAAGAAACGGCAGTTCCAGAGACAGAAATTGTGCCCTCTTCGGTGCCGCCTTGTCGAAAAGAAATAAGAGTCCCGTCGTCGCCTCGATTGATAAGGAGGGGTCGAAAATTTCCTGCCGAAATAAAAGAAATTCCACCAGACCCAAAAGCCGTTCCTGTGTCTGTATTTCCTAACCCCGGGCCGGCGTTCGTCGTCCCCACCAGCAGGTTGCCGCTGGAGTCGATGCGGGCGCGTTCTGCGCCGTAAGTGTCAAATCTAATATGGTTATAGCTATTAGAGTCAACATTGTTGCCATTGATTCTTACGGCCGTATAGCCGTTTGTTGCGTCAATGCCATAAAGTGCAATCCCGGCGCCCTCGGTATAAATTCCTTGGTCTGTTCGATTCCCACGATGGAACTTTGCAGACCAGTCGCTAGTTAGGCCACGGGCAACGGTGAAAATTGAATCAGGCGAACTCGTCCCAATCCCGACGTTGCCCGAGGAGTCGATGCGCATGGCTTCGGAATTATTGGAGGTAAAATATAAATAGTTGTCGTTATTGTTGTAAATCATCCCGCCAACAAAATCATCGGCAGTATCCCCAAATAATATACCGGCAGAGTTTGTGGTCGCTGACTTTAGCTGAATGTAGGCGTCTGTTCCTTGACCTCTTATAAGCGCCGAAGGATTGAAGGCATCTCCGCTATCGGTGCCGACCAGCAACGACTCCGCACTCGCATCCCAGAAGAACTTAGGCGTGGTGCCGGTGTCCTCGTAGAAGGAGATGTCGCCGTTGTTATCAACCAATAAGCGCCGCGCGTTTGAAGTTGAAAGTCTGATTGCACCTTGTCCAGAAGTGGCATTAAAGTCGTAACCTGCCCCAGGTGACCCTGAATTCGTAAACGATTGGATGTTTAAGTATCGACCAGAAAAAGATCCCGTTAGAGATACAATATTCGATCCATCAGAGCCTTTGTTTACAGTCAGCCCATCAGCCGTGACGGTGCCGGTTACGTCGATGGAGCTTCCGAACTGGGTCGGGTCTACCTTGT